ATGATACAATGAGACCGAAAGTAAAGCAATTCAAGGAAGCGATGGAACGCTACGGCGGCAACATCTCAAAGGTGGCTGACGCTTTCAAGGTGTCAAGGACGGCTGTTTACAAATGGATAGACGGCGTGCCGGAGTTCAAGGACATTGTGGCAGACGCGAGGATGCGTCTCTTTGACGAGTGCCTTTCCACGGCAAGGATAGCTGCCAACGGAATACCCGACGTGCAGGGAGGTAAGATTGTTGGCTGGATAGAACGACCCGACAGCAACATGCTCCGCTATCTGCTTGGCTCTCTCGGAAAGAGTGAGGGCTTTGGCGAGAGCATAGACATCACTTCGGGAGGAGAGAAAATAAGCCTATTCCGAGTATTGACAAAAGACGAGATAAGCAACTTCGACAAGAGCTTCAACGAAGAATATTAATGCAGATACGCTACGGTGATATGGTAAAGACGAAATGCCTATCAAACACTTTGGACTTCACCCGGTTTGTGTTCAAGACCACAAAGGGCAACAAGTTCAAGGTGGGGAGGCATCACCGAATTATCTGTGAGGCGTTAGACAAGGTTATCAAGGGCGACATAAAGCGTCTGATAATAAACATAGCCCCACGCTACGGAAAGATGGAGCTTGCAGTAAAGTCATTCATTGAATACGGTCTGTGTTTAAATCCTGCGGCGAAGTTCCTGCATTTGAGCTATTCCGATGATTTGGTCATGGACAGCAGCAGGGAGATAAGGGAGACGCTGCAAGATGAGACCGTACACTCTTTGTTTGGCGTGAATGTCCTATCAAAGAACAACAAGAAATGGTACACCGACAAGGGAGGCGGCTTGTATGCCGTATCTACAGGCGGACAGGTTACGGGCTTCGGAGCAGGTGCGGTGGACTATGACGATGAGGAGCGGGAAGCCATTGATGAGTTTACTCCATACTTCAACAGCACTTTCGCAGGTGCGATAGTCATTGACGACCCAATAAAGCCCGAAGATGCGCTTTCGGACACAACGAGGGAGAAAGTCAATATGCGTTTCGAGACGACAATTAGAAACCGTGTGAACTCCCGAAACACGCCGATAGTGATAATCATGCAGAGACTTCACGAACACGACCTTTGTGGCTACCTCATAGGGCAAGAGCCCGGTAGGTGGACTGTCATATCCCTGCCCTGCATCTACACGGATGATGACGGCAATGAAAAGGCACTGTGGGAGGACAAACACACCCTTGAAGAGCTTAGGAACTTGCAAAAAGTCCAACCATTTGTCTTTGAGACCCAGTACATGCAGAACCCACGACCTTTGGAGGGCTTGATGTATCACGACTTCAAAACTTACGAAATCATACCACGCAGAAAGGATGTGAAGCATTGTTGCTGCATAGACACAGCCGACACAGGAGCGGACTACCTTTGTGCTGTTTTCTATGATGAGCTGCCAGACGGAAATTATGTCACTGATGTCTATTACACCAAAAAGCCAATGGAGGTGACGGAGTTCATAGCCGCAGAGAAACTGAAAGAGCAAAAGACCGACGTGTGCTTCATTGAGAGCAACAACGGCGGCAGGGGCTTCGCAAGGAACGTAGAGAGGAGGACAAGGGAACTCGGCAACACTCACACATGGATAGTGCCGTACACGCAGACGCAGAACAAGCAAGTGAGGATATTCACCCAGTCGGCGGATGTGAACAACATGACGATATTCCCTGCTGATTGGAAAACTCGTTGGCAAGAGTTCGCCACAGCTTTGGGTTCTTACCGCAAGGAGGGTGGCAACGCCCACGATGACGCTCCCGACTGCTGTACCATGTGCTTTGAGAAGAGGGGTGAGAGTGATTATTACGACCCCGATGTTGACGAACAGTTGTTGAATGACATGCTGTAACCATAAAAATGCCAAATTTGCCTATTTCCTTGTGTTCTGACGGCTTTATTTTGTTTTAACGTAATTTACCGTAAGCGAAGTTTCAATGCCTTAAAACGAAAATATGAGGGCAAAAAGTTAAAGCCGAAAAATAATCGTCGTTTTGTTTCTCCGTTTGGAAACAATGTTGTACCTTTGCAGCCATGAAAGACGGAAATTTGAAAATAACGGTGCTTGAAGAAGCGGATAAGTTCCTTGACAGCCTGCCATACAAGGCAAAGCGAAAGGTGCTGTATAATGTCAGCAGGATATTAAAGGGCGAAAGAGACAAGGAAATTTTCAAGAAATTAGAAAGCACCGATATTTGGGAGTTCCGCACACTCTACGACAAAACCGTTTACCGCCTGTTCGCCTTTTGGGATGCGGAAGAAGAGTCTTTGATTGTCGCCACTCACGGCATTGTCAAGAAAACGCAGAAGACGCCGCAAAAGGAGATTGCGAGAGCCGAGGCTATAAGGGGGAAATATTTCAATGACAAAAACGAGTAAGATTATGAAACAATACACTTTTGAAGAAGTGCTGGACAAGCACATCGGCAAGATAGGAACACCCGAAAGAGACAAGTTCGAGAGCGATGTGGACGAAGCAGTCAAGGCTTACCACATAGGCGAGGCAATAAAGGCGGCGAGGCTGAAGCAGGACCTGACGCAAGAGGAGCTGGGCAAGCGCATCGGCGTTCAAAGGGCGCAAATATCACGGTTGGAGAAAGGCAACAACATAACCCTGCCGACAATGCGCCGTGTGTTCCGCGCGCTCGGCATAAAGACCGCCACGCTTGACTTGGGGAGTGCTGGGCGGCTGGCACTTTGGTAAGAGAACAAGAGGAGTTGGTCTTAAGCCAACGCCCAACAAGAAACAGTTACGGTTGGCGTGGCTTTGGATTGCAGTTCCTTAGATGCTGCCAATTTCTATTGCGGAGCGGAGAGAGGAGGTGAAGCCCCCACGTGCTGCACCAGTCTGACGAGGGGGTCTTAACGACAAATACGTATTATAGGGGAGTAAATGCAACTTCCCTATTTTTATTTCTTCCAAGATAGATTGAATTTACCTTTGTTTGTCAAGAGCTTTCACTCAATGATTGATAAGTATCTTTCCAACGAGGCTATTTCAGCCCGTATCACGACCTTTTGGAAGTCCGCAGGGGCATTGTCGCAGTGTGAGCGTTCCAACGCCTTGTAATAGCTTCTCTTTGCTTCGTTGTCGCCTTTCAGCGTAACGAGCGTGTAACCGTTGCGTAGCAAGTAAAGGTTCATCAGTAACCGACAAGTGCGTCCGTTGCCATCAATGAACGGATGTATGCGTACAAGCTCGTCATGCAGGAACGCCGCTATGAGCAGCGGATGCGTCCTGCTCTCCTCCATTTCGTTGTAACGTATCAGAAAGTCCTCCACCAGCTTCTCAATGAGGTACGGCTGTGGCGGAACATGACGACTGCCCGAGATCAAAACAGGCACGTTGCGATACTTCCCTGCGTTGTCTCTGTCTATGCCACGAAGCACAATGGCGTGCAGCTCCTTTATCGTGCGCTCGCTTATCCCGATGTCCTGCTTGGCTATGTCTTTTATGTAGGCGACCGCCTCTGCGTGGTTTATGGCCTCAAGGTGTTCACGCATCGACTTCCCTGCAATCGTCACGCCCTCGTTCACCACAAGCTCCGTCTCTTGCAGCGTTAGCGTGTTGCCCTCTATGCGGTTGCTTTCGTATGTGTACTCTATGCTCCAAGTGTCCTCTATCTTCCTCAACGCCTCCTTTGGCAGTGGGCGCAATGAAGAAAGCCTTTCTTTCAGCGCATCAGCCTCAACGAGCAGATTGTTTATTTCCTCCGTCATAATCCTTTCCTCCTTAAAATCCCGTCTGCAAGTGTACCGCTATTCGCTCCCCGCAGTTAGGGCAGGTTATCACAGCCTCTTCCTCACCCTTGCGCTGTTGCACCTCTTTTGGCGATGTGAACAGCTGCCACATGGGGACGTTTAAAGCGTCCGCTATCTTTTCAAGGGTTGGATATGATGGTTTTCCGTTTATTAGTTGAGAAAGACCAACACGAGATATTTGCAACTTTTCTGCAAATTCCGCTTGTGTGTAACCTTTTTCTTTAATAAGTTCTTTAATTCTGTGCATATTGTCTATTATTTACTTTACAGATTGCAAAAGTAAGTAAAATTATTAATGTAAAGCAAATACCTTTCATAATTAATCTTAATAAATAGCATAAACTTATCATTTAATTTGATAATGTAAAGCATTTACTATACCTTTGCACACAGAAACAATAAAACAAGCACGGCAATGAAAAGATTGAGCGACATTGAAGAGAGAATAGCTGACGCTATCATAAGCGAGTGCGAGCTTGGCTGCGCCGACAACGAGCCGTATTGCACCAGCGACATAGAGATTGGCGGCACGCTCGTAACGGTCAGGGGGCATTATTGGGCTGACGGCTACTGCGAGAATGACTACTACAACGGCACGGGCGCATGGGTAGCCACTGACACAAGCGTAACCATTGACGAGATAGAAGCCTGTAATGAAGACGGCGACAAAATAGAGCTTGACATAGACGAGAGCCTTATAGAGCTTTATGTAGAGAAAGAACTCACATTCTAAAACGAAAAGACATGATACAGCGTGAATTGATAAACATTGCCACGCTTGCGAAACAGGCGCAAGAGAATTGCTTGAAAGCGTTGCAAGAGCTTGAGGCGATGCAAAGCGCACAGACAGAAAGCTACAATGCGACGCTGCTTGCGTTGGATAAGGCATTAGAAGCGTTGAACAAACTTTAAACACATACGACTATGGCACAAGAAAGAAGAAACAGCCTCAGCGAGATAATGACGCTCGCATGGCAGATGGTGAAGAGAAACGGCTACACGATGAGCG